GGTGCTAAACGGACTATTGGTAGAAAATCACGAAGTAAAATTAAACGTGCTAGTACTGGTGGAAGATAAACATTGGTAAACGAACCTTGGGAAACAAACCAAGGAGGAACGAACGGTTGGGCTGAATACAAACGACTCGTAGTTAATGAGTTGGATCGCGCCAATAACCGTCTTGATCTATTGGACAAACGATTATCCAATATCGATAGATCTATTACTGAGTTAAAGACTAAGATGTATATGATATCAGGGGTGACAGCCATGTTCTTCTCTGGTATCCTTACTCTTTTACTCAAATTCGTATGAAGAAACTAATCCCATTACTAATCTCCTTTTCTCTTGGAGGATGTGCCGTAGATACTCTCTTCTCTACAAAGCCAAGTACGGGTGGAATAGCAACCGTTACAGAGGCAGTATCATCCTCCATTCCTACCCTCTCAATGCTCTCGAGTATTGGGGGGATTTCAATTCTCGGGGGAATCGTTTTACTCTGTGTTTCAGCGGGTCGTAAAGGTTGGTACCCTGTTCTTGGTGGGATAGGGTTAATCTTTATTAATACTTTGTTACAAGAGTATTTTCATCTCATAGCACTCCCGATCATCGTAGCATCAGGAGTATTTAGTACGTTGTGGGCTATCAAGGCACTGGGCCAAGCCCGTATAGTTAAACTCAAAAAGGAAATAACCAAATGAGTAAAGATAATTGTTGTGCAAGTGATATCGTCGATTCAACCCTTAATAAGGTTGGTATCAATCGTAGTTTACTTATTACCTTAGCACTTCTTCCCTTCGCATGGGAAGGTGTTAACTGGGTAGCAGGTGCATGTCGTGAACTTTGGAATCTTATCGCAAGCGTATAAGGAAACATTATGTTAGCAGATACCTTAGGAAATATATTCTTTGGAGGAACCTTAGTAGGAGCCGTCGGATGGCTCATACTTGCGGGTCATTATCTTGACTGGTATGAACTTCCCCAAAAGAATAGATAAACTCTAACACAGGAGGAAAGTTATGCCCCCAGAAATAGAAAGCGTTGCTGTACCTACAGGGCGCGGGCAAGATGCCCAAAGGTGGATGGAGTATCACGGTTACGTGGATACGACTCCCTCCATTCGATCTTCAGATTATGAGGGGGTATTACATTGTCCCTTTCAATACTATTTGTCCCGGAGACTTGGAATTGTACCTGTTCTTCGTTGGTCGAAAGCACTTTCTCGTGGTTCATGGTTTCATAAGAAACTTGAACTTTATAGAGAACCACTCGAAATTTCAAAAACTTGTATGAATACTTTGCTGGATGACCGATTAGACGAACTTAAAGAAATATGCCAAACATTAGGAATCAAAGGGGAATCTAAGGACAAAGTATTGGAAAGGGAAAAGAAGGACTTTACATGTGCATCAGCATGGTATGAAGTTGCTATGAACTTAGAACTTCCCCAGAATAAGATACCCACTATAAATCAATTCTTAAAACAAAGTCACTTTAGACATTTAGGATCTGAAGTAGGTATAAGACTACACATGCCTAAGATACACAAGACAGGTAAAGTAATGCTTACTGCTGTGTTGGATACTCTTTTATACCATGAAGAACAAAACTCTCTTTATATTGTAGACGCTAAGACAACTGCAGGATCTGCTGAAGAACGTCTTATAACGTGCCCATTAGAATTTCAAACTCAACACTACATGATGATACTAAAGCTGGCTCTAGATAATAATCTATTGCAGCCGATCCATGGTTTACCAGAAGATGTAAGAGTGGGGGGTATGATTCATATAGCAGTCCAGAAACCTACTATAGAATTCGGTATGAAAGATCGAGACTTCGAAGAGGTAGAACACACGTTACAACGTGGTCCTCGTAAGGGACAAGTTGAGATACGTAGAAACTACTCTGGTGAACCTCGCTTCGATAACTATATAGAAAGGTGTAATGATTGGTACCGGGGACAAAAGGAATATGAACACCTCGCTGAGAAGTGGGTAATGTCTCCTCCTATAAATTATAGTTTGACTTATGGAACTCTTTTATCCGATGAGGATTTCCTTGATGAGTACTATGCAAGAGTAAACCTAATTCGTAATTATGTTCAATGTAAAGCATTCCCTAAAAATTTCCCAAGATCTGCGTCACACCTTAGACAATTTGGTAGAATGTCGCCCTACACACCCTTCTACTTGACACCACCAAAGGAATGGCCTGATATAATTAAAGCAGAATCCTTCATACAAGTAGATAGGGATGAAGGTGTAGAGTTTATAGTAGACGCTCCGTGCACCGCCTCGTAATGCGAAGGCGGTGCACTCCGCACGCAAGGAGTCATTTATGGCAAGTAACCCACTATTAAAATTTAAGAATGAAATACTTACTACAGTAGTTTTACCTAAACTGGAAGGACTTCTCTATTCAGAGAAGGGTGATCTTTCGGTAAGTGAACTCTGGAAATTGTTTAGAGATAAGCATGATTGCACCGTATCGTTTAGAGAATTCAAGGAGTGGTGTGACGACTTAAACTTGAGACCGCAGCAAACAACAGTATGGAGTTTGCCCGATAGAAGACCAGTCTCAACTACAACAGATGTATTCTTAAAAGAAGGAGGACTCAGAAGTATGGAGGTGGCTAACTATACACCAACAAACGCAGATTTAGATGAAATAATTTTCGATAATGAAACCGACACAGATTAGGAGGTAGTATGCAAACACAGGACTTAGCGGTAGGAAAAACAGGAGCACAGAAGTATTCTGGCTTAGGTTTTTCAGGACAACGAATGGTTCATCCGCCTGGACAACTACTAGGATTAATAGTAGGAATGCCCGGAGCAGGTAAATCATTCTTCTTACAATCAAACCCTAATGCATTCATCATTAACACAGATGGAACCAGTACAACCAATCCGAATCCGCAAGCATGTATGTGGCCTGGAGTTACTAAAAATGGTGAGCCAATGGATGTTGGTGGGTCAAAGATGGTTCTTACTTGGGAAGAAATTCTCAAGAAGAAAGAACAACTTATCAAAATGTCAGAAGCTGGACAAGCAAGACCACAAACAATCGTACTTGATAGTCTTGGTCCTTCAATTCAATTGATGAAAGATTATGTAACCAAGAAGGCAGGTCGAGAGAACTGGAAAGATCTTGATGGTCGAAGAGCATGGGATGATGTCTATGATGGACTACTCCGATTCTCGTTAGATCTCCGCAGACACGGCTACGGATTCTTCTATGTATGTCACCTAGTAAATGCAAAGATTCCACTAGGTGATGACCGATACACAATCAGACCCGAACTTACAATAACCGACTCGTTCTATAAAAGATTGTTCCCAATGTTCGAACTCGTTGCAGCATTTGAAACTGATTGGGTATCAGAATCAAAACAAATACAACTCCCCGGAATTGGTGGTAAACCAGGACCCAAGAAAACAGAAACTATTAGAACACAAAAATATTATATGACAATTAATGATGAGACCCTTGCGGGAATCACCAAATGTCGTGTAGACTTACCAGATCGTATTGAACTTCCACAAGAAGATGCGTGGTCTTCATTCGAAGGACAGTACATATCGGCTCAAAACAAGAAGGATTAACTTATGAGCATTAGTAATGAGACGAAGGCAATCTTCTCAAACTTGCAATCGGATTTCGAAACCGCAACCGCAGACCAAGGGATGGGTTCATTAGGAGAATGGCCCCCCAAAGGTGAACACGCTTGTTATGTTCTCGGAATGAACGTACAAAATGGAACCTTCCGTCAAACAGATGACAAACAAGAATTCCCTGCAGTATCTGTTCAATTTCACTATCAACTCTGTGAAGACCCTGACCGAACAGAACCACTAATCTGGAATGGTGCTCCAATGACTATTCCTCATGATGCTTCCCTACTTACACATGAAGGATCACAAATACGGGCACGTATCGAACTAAGCAGATTGAAAGGTCACCTCAAGACTATTCTTGGTTATGAACCAACTGATCTAGGTTCGGCATTCGATGAGGTAGAAACCAAACTAAATGGCGACTCTACTGTTGCATGTATGATTCGATGCAATTATACTGAACGTGGCACTACCACTTACAAGAGTGAATACCTCATGACCCTACTAGGGGGTTAATAATTCAGCACCCCCACTCTTAGGGCTCCCCGATTCTTCCCGATGACGGGAGCCCCATTTAGTAGGTACCTTCCGGAAAGTCATGTGCCTTTAGGCTGGGCTTGAACTGTAATTCGGTCTTACATAGTTCGGACTGGAGGGTATCTACTAATTGGTTGAATTTGGTGAAGGGTCCCCTTAAATAAAGTTAACACCAACAGCAACCATCAACCCGTGTTGTGTGCGGTTCACAAGTGTGATAACGAGACACTACTCACCTGAGCATGTGTGTACCAAAACTGCGAACCCATTGGTATAGGGTCTAAAATACCATTGTGTAGAACCACGGCTAGACGGGTTAATAGAGATAATCTTGGCATCTCTACTACACACGCCCTCACTAATAGAAATATTAGTGGGGGTTTTCTAGAGGGGGAGTAGTAGTATGGTGCATGTCGACCAAAGCGGGATAAAATATAAAGCACCCCGATCTCTACTACTCCTCCACAATCTATTTCTTGATAGCGGAGTAAGAGCCTAAAATAGTTGAATCCCTAAGAAAGGGAAGGCTCTCCGCACAAGAAATTACTAACCCAACACAGGAGAACAATATGACTAAGAAATACTATAGGATAGATATCAATACAACCAGTACCACATGGGAAACATGTGAGTGCTATGTCGAGGCGGAGTCAGAGGAAGAAGCCCGTGCAATATTTGATAAAGATCCTTATGTGGGTGAGTGGGATAACTGGGAGACACAGGATGGGGAGCTGCGAGACTGGGATGTTGAGAATGTAGAGTATGACGCGTGGATGACCATACATATGGCAGACCCTGAGAAAAGTTCAGCACAGATAAAGAAAGAGATACAGGAATGGCACGAACGAAGGGCTACAGAGATGGCAGAAGAGAGGATAAAGGAAACTAAAGATGAGCAAGTTTAGAATACTTATTGATCCTGCTATACTAGAGATAAAACTTGAAGCAGATTCTTTAGAAGAAGCGGAACAAGAAGCAATGGATATTGTATTACAACACTGGGAAATTACTGAGGAGTATGAACATGTTAGTATGTAGCGAATGCGGGGGAACTAATATAACTGAAGGTCACATAGCAATGTATGATCCTAATGATGATACTTATAGCAACCTTCCTGTTGCAGGTGGTATAGACTACCCATGGGAATATAATTGGTGTGCTGATTGTGATACTGAACGAATAGACTTTATAGATGAGGATGTATATAATGCCAAAGAATGAGATAGACTGGGAAGATGTC